TATTTGCTTTTTATACTTTTAATTGTTCGCCATTCATCACCTACTAACCACGGAACAAGAGCAACATCATCTTCAATGTATACTTCGTCAATAAATGTAATACCAGGAATGTGTTTTGCAAATGCTGTACTATTAACATCACGTTTGTCTTTATAATACAAGTCGTGATTGCCGTCAAAGAAGTAAAACTTCTCAAAAGATTTGCCTAACTTTTCCATACAGCGTATTGTTGCATCCATTGTTGTTAGGTTAAGTGAATTTCTGTTGTGATGCCAGTCACCGCAGAAGATACCGGTTTCGCAACCAGCAGCTTTTGCTTGATCTATGTACCAATCAACAAAATTTTCACAATCTTGGTTGTGTACTTTGCTATTGCCCTTAAGGCCAAAGTGTATATCTGTAAAAACAGCCGCTTTTTTAAACAATTTTATATCTCTCTATAGTCATACTATTAGCATTATACGTTCAAATAATGTAAAAGTCAACGACTTATTTAGAAGCATTTATTTTATCAGTTTCTCTTTTCTGTTCAGCTTCCCATTGTCCTTGGTTCTGCCTTGTAAAACTAGGATTCATGTCATTCATCTCTAATATATCGTCTCTAATGTTTTGATTTCGCTTCTCAATGTTAATAACACGTACAAAACTGTTAGTTACAGCCGCAGTATAGTATGCAAACGGATTAGCAGACTTAGATTCGTCAAATTGTAAGCCAATTTGTGCTAGTTGTAGTATTGCTTGGCCACGCATTTCGTCATTGTATGTGTATCCGCGAACATTACCACGTGTAGCGTACCGATCACACAGTTTCATCCACATTAAAGCAAGTTTATTAGTTGCTTTGCCGTGATCTTTGCTAAAACATCCGTTTTCCATACCGCCTTCCCAATGACTTTTGCCTATACATACCAACTCACCGTCATCATTAAATTTATAATGTTGAAAGGGCGGAAAATTAAGTTTTACTTTGTGATCTGCAACTGTTTTGGGGGTCTTTTTTCTTCCGGGCTCGTCTGGTATGTGATCAAACGTCATAATTCTAAAAATTAATTCTTCTTTTGTAATCTTTTTATAGTCAACTTCAAATTCTGCTTGTTTTACTTTTTTTCCTGCTAGTTTAGCAGCATCAAATGCGGTTACTTGTAGTCTTTTTGCTTTATTACGTTTTGCTTCAGCTACGGTCCTTATATTAATCTTATCAATGCTAGGCAAGATTATGTCGTATTGTGCATACGTAGGATCAACGTAGCTACAAAACGTAGACTTTGACTTGTGGATTTCTTTTAAGATATCCTTATTATTTAAATAGTTTACTCTTTTCATATTTTCTCCATTTGTAGTTACATTATAATATACTCTGTTAATAAAGTCAACTAAATAATAGTATTAGTAATACTAGGAGACTTTATATATGTCAGGCAGACAAGACGGCCCCGGAACTGTAGCAAATAATGTTGCATCTCCTGTTAGTCAACAAAATACAAGTGCAGGTTCTCAAAATCAAAATTCAAAAGCACCTTCTAAAACATTAACCAACACAGTAGGAAGTGAAACTATCGGTGTTGGTGCTAGTATTTTAAAAAATGGTGTCAAACAAACTATAGAAGATATTGCTTCAGGTGGCGTTGGCGGCATAATGAGTGCTATCAGAGGATTTGGTATACCTGTAGACGGACTAGCTGGCATCTTTGGTGGCGGTAGTACCGCTAGTTGGTCTAGAGATGATACAGGCGATTGGCGTATGCGTTTAAGTATTCCAGTTGGCATGTCTTTAGATGGTGTACTCCAAGCTCAATTGAATGAAACCCAAGGTATGATTTTTCCTTATACTCCTAGTATTATATTCCAACATTCTGCACAATATAGTATGATGAAACCTACACATAGTAATTATCCTTTTCCAATATACCAAAGTAGTCAACCTGATGCATTACAAATTTCAGGTGAATTTTATGTAGAAAGTGCAGCTGAAGGATTGTATTGGGCGGCTGCTGTACAATATTTGCGTTCAGTAACAAAAATGGCATACGGTTCAACAAGCAACCAAGGCGCTCCGCCCCCAATTATTTTACTAAACGGATACGGAGATTATGTTTTTAAAAATGTTCCATGTGTAATACAATCTTTTTCAGTTGATTTGCCAACAGATGTTGACTACATATATTGTCCTGAGATAAACACCTATGCCCCAACAAGAAGTACTATAACAGTTGTTGCACAACCTACTTATTCAAGAAGCGAAATTCATCAATTTAGTTTAGATACATTTGTCAAAGGCGGATATGCTAAAGGCAAAGGAGGGTTTATTTAATGTATTCTCCAAGTAGTCCTTATTATAAAACACCTTTTGTTTCTGGCCAATATTTAGATATATTAAAAATAAGACCAATACCAGCTGAACCTGACGATGTACTTTATATTATACAAGTGCAATATACGCATCGACCTGATTTGCTTGCATTTGATATGTATGGTGACAAAGATCTATGGTGGGTTTATGCACAACGCAATCTTGAAATTTTAAAAGATCCTATTTTTGACTTTGAAGCAGGAACAGAAATATTTGTACCAAAAGGCCCATCACTTAAACGCTTGTTGGGATTATAGATGTCATCTACTAATATACAGAACATAACAGAACGATTAAAGTCCAAAGGCAAAGAATTAGCACAAACAGGTGCTGATGCTGCTTCACAAGTAGCAACTCAGTTTCAGACTTCAGGAAAAATTACAGTAGGCGGCGTTGCAAGTGCTGTTGAAGGTGCATTATCAGAAATTAGGGGTGCAACACTCGACATGCCTAATTCTATAAACGGAATTACCGGACCAGCACTTGGTTCACTTGATCTTGCACAAGGTGGAATAAGCCAAGTATTAAATAGTAAACTTCCTAGCTTTGCAGGAGGCGCAAGTTTAATCAGCGGAGGGCTTGGAGGAATTGCTCAAGCCTTTGGAGGATTAATGGGAGGCCTAGGAAAACAAAAAAATATTCTCAGCCCGTTCTCAAGTTACAACTATGTTTTTACACTAGGATGTTTGACAGACTTTGAATTAAATTTTCCAGACTTAACTTACAGATTTGCTGATCCTATGATTACAATTATTAAATCAGGAGGCGGAAAACCGTTAGTTGGAAGTAAAACTATATACGAAATAAACGGAAAAACAGAATATTTCATAGACGATGTTGAAATAGAAACTATGATAGCACCTAACCCCGCAACAAGATCTACAAATGCACTATCTTTAAGTTTTAAAGTACAAGAACCATATAGCATGGGACTATTTTTACAAGCATTACAAATTGCAGCATTAAGTGCCGGTCATAAAAATTATATCGATGCACCTTTTTGTCTAAGTGTTGAATTTAAAGGACACGCAGGAAACCGACCAATTAGTATACCAAATTCAAGGCGCATATTTCCTTTAAAATTTACTGATATACAATTTGACGTTACAGAAGGCGGAAGCCAATATAATGTAACTGCCATTCCTTATCACGAAACAGCATTAACAGATCAGGCACAGTCTACAAGAAATGATGTAACATTCGAAGGTAGAACAGTTGCAGAAATGTTACAGTGGGGATTTGATAGTCTGACTACAAATATGAACGAAAAAGAACTTGAAGGTGTTGAACAGGAAAATAAGTCCAAAGGTAATCAGTATATAATTATGTTTCCTACTAAGAAATCTAGTGCTGAAGAATCTGTAGAATTTGCTTCATCTGAAGACGAAGGATCAGCAACAACACAAGGCAACGATAGCGGCGCTGGAACACCAAAGCGTGAACTTACCGAAGAACAACAACAGAGATTATACGAGTCTGCTATAGCTGTACAAGAAAAAAGCATGCCCATTGAAAAATTTAAAGCAGCACTAGATAAAGAACTAGGTATTAGTGTAAAGAGATCTGATCTCGGCGAAACAATAAGAGATTATGCAGATGATCCAAAGAATATAAACGATATTGGAAGTTCAAAGATTGTAAAATCAAAAAATGACGTTGGCAAGAAAACTATGGTTAAACAAGCTGCTGCTGAAAGTGAAGAAGAAAAAGGAAAAATTGATCGTTGTAAAGTACAATGCAATCCTGATCAACGAATGATGACAGTTAGTAGTGGAAAGAAAATAGAACAAATTATAGAAGATGTAATACTAGTAAGTGAATTTGGAAGAAGTGTTGTTGATCAAAAACCAGATGAAAACGGAATGCTTGATTGGTATAGAGTTGAAACTAATGTTTACAATGTTTCCGATCTCGAAAACATAGATAAAACCGGTCAACCACCAAAGATTTTTGTGTTTAGAGTTGTTCCGTATAAAGTACATCACAGTAATTTTAGAAGTCCAACAGAAGCATCAAAAGGATTAGAAAGTTTACAAACACAAGCATCAAAAGAATACAATTATATCTATACAGGACAAAATGACGATATTATTAATTTTGATATAAATTTTAACACTGCTTTCTTTAGTAGTATTGCAGGTGACTTTGGTCAAAAAACAGCTGACGCAAAAACATCTGCTAGTGGAGGCGTAAATGCAGATAACAAACCAGCTGCAACTGGTACTACTGATGCTGATGGAAATTCTATAAATGCTGATCCTGTAAAAGCTGATGTCAACAAAGGCAATACAACAGATACAGGCGGAGTTATGATACATCCAGAGTCGGTTGTTGCTGCAAACTTTAACGAAGCTTTGGTAAATGCACCATTAGACTTACTTAGTGTTGATTTAGAAATATGGGGAGATCCTTACTATATTGCTGATAGTGGAATGGGCAATTACAGTGCAGGTATAGGTCCATCAATGAACTTAACTTCGGATGGTACAATGGATTATCAAAGCGGCGAAGTAGATATTGAACTAAATTTTAGGACACCTATTGATTATGTAGGAAACTATATGACATTTCCAGGAGGCGGTACAGCTCCTGTAGGTAAATTTAGTGGATTATATAAAGTATTATTTGTAGCTAATAAATTTTCAGGAGGCCAGTTTACACAAACATTACAGACAATGCGTAGGCCAAAGCAAGAATCAGATACTAACCAAGTAGCTACAAAAGACAATACAGGAGCGGTTACAACTGATGATCCTAAAAAGCAATTAATTGAAACTGAAACTAATGCACTTACAGGTAATCCTGAAGGTTCAACATCAAGCACTAGTGCAACTGATGCTGGCGGAAATAATAACGGATTTGGAAATGCACAAGGTGGAGAATTTGATACAACAACAGCTTCTAGTGCTGGCAAAGGAAAGCCACCAGTTTATAACACTGATCGAAGAGGTCCTCAGTAATGGCTAAAGAAACACGTTCACCCCACGTCAAACAACAGGCAAAACAATTAGAAGGTCCGGGTCCGTATGTGGCTATTGTTAGAGAACATCTTGATGTAGATTACATGGGATCAGTAAAGGTAGAACTTTTAAAAACCAGTAGCGAAGGTAACTCAGAATCTTCCGGCGAATATGTTCCGGTAAGTTATCTTAGTCCGTTCTACGGAGTTACGCCGTTTTCAGGTGTAAGCGAAAATGATGGATTTGATTATACACAAAAAAGTTATGGCTTTTGGGCTGTACCACCTGATATTGGCACTAAGGTACTAGTTATATTTGCTGAAGGAAACAGAGGTAAAGGATATTGGATAGGCTGTATACAAGATCAAAATATGAACTTTATGGTTCCTGGAAATGCAAGTACTAAGTTTAACAAAGAGGATCCTACAAAAGCAAGACCAGTCGGCGAGTATAATAAAAAAACTGAAGAAGCTAACGGATCAAACGCAACACAATATTTAAAGCCGTGTAACGCTGATGCGTGTGCTGTTTTAGATAACAACGGATTAGCAGACGATCCTGTTCGAGGAACAACAACTTCTAGTGCTAGACGAGATTTGCCTAGTATGGTATTTGGTTGGAGTAGTCCTGGACCAGTAGATAGACGTGATGGAAAACCTATAGTAAAGTCTGGAGGCAAAATTGACGGCATAGATATAAAAGCAAGTAGGCTAACAGGAACAACGTTAGTTATGGATGACGGTGATCCTACGCTTTTTAGAAAAGGATCTGCTAAAACTTCACCTAGCGAATATGCTAGTATACCAGACGGTGGTGATCCTACAAAACCGTTTAACGAATTATTTAGAATTCGTACTAGAACTGGACATCAAATATTATTACATAATTCAGAAGACTTAGTATACATTGCACACGGTAGTGGTGATAGCTGGATTGAAATGACAGCTAACGGAAAAATTGACATTTATTCAAAAGATAGTATTAGTATTCATACTGAAAATGACTTTAATTTTAAAGCAGATAGAAATATTAATTTAGAAGCAGGACAAAATATTAATATAAAAGCGGGCAATCAAATGGCAATGGAAACATCAGCTAATTGGACAGTAAAAGTAGGAGCAGACGGCATGCTTACATGTGCTGGTTCAAGTAATATCAAATCTGCAGCACATAAAGAAACAGCTGGTAGAATTGATATGAATGGTCCTGCTGCGGCAGAAGCAGGTGCTGCACCGATTCCAAATAGAGTACCTAAGCGAGGATCCTGGACAGGACAAGAAAATAAGAATCCCGAAGAACACACTCCTGAAAAAACAGATAACGATCCTAAAAAGATAGAAGAAGGTAAAGCAAACGCTACTAGTGATGATAAAAATAAAGAGAAAAATCCTGAAGATACATTCAAGCAATGCCAAGTTCCAGCTGCAAGCGGCAATCCAAACGAAGATAGGGCAAATGAAGAAGCCGCCGCTGAAAACAAAGATGCTACATTAGTAAACCAAAATGGCCAACCACAAACTGAAACAACAACTACAGTATCAGACGACGGTACTAAAACATCTACAACATCAACAACTACAACCGAAACAATTACTTCTGGCGGTAAAGCTGTATTAGTAGGTAATGATGGAAATGTAATTCCTGAAGCGTCTGCACCTAAAATTACAGGATATGCAAAGGATGCCGAAGGAAAAGTAACAGCTAGATTTGAAGAAGTAACGGGTGTAGATGCTGACGGTTTTAGTTATACTGAAAAGAAGCGTATTGCTGTAGATCCAGTAACTGGTAAAGATGTTATAAAAGGCGGACCAGAATATAAACCTGATAGAATTAACACAACACCTGTACCCATAACTGCAGATCAACAAGCCCAGATAGATGCAGAAACAGCCGCATTTGAGGCAGAGTATGATGCCAGGCGTGGCACACAAACCTAGGAAAATAAGATATGAGCACACAAGAAAAAAGATTATATCAAGATATTAATATCAAATCTAATAAAAAACCTGATTATGGTATAGGATCAAAGACTTATAAAGGATTTAGTACAACCGATCCTGATCAAAACGGATTTAATTTATATGACTTTAGTCTTATTAAACAAGATATTATCAATCATTTTCATATAAGACAAGGTGAATTATTATCTAACCCGACCTTTGGAACAATTATTTGGGACGTTTTACACGAACCAATGACTGAACAGTTAAAGCAAATTATTATTGATAATGTAACAGAAATCATTAATTACGATCCAAGAATAAATGTAAATTCAGTTACTGTAGACGAGTACGAAAGTGGACTACAGATTGAAGCAGAAATACTATTTTTAACTTATAATATTGTTGAAAATATGCGTTTAACTTTTGATCAAAATAACGGATTTTTAAATACCTAATAATATACGTAGTTAATCAATACTGATAAATACTGTATAATAAAGGAAAGCCAAATATGTCCTCGACTGATAGACAAAATAGATTACTAGTAGCAGAAGATTGGAAGCGTATCTACCAAAGTTATAGAAACGCTGATTTCAAATCTTATGACTTTGATAACTTGCGTAGAACAATGATAAATTATCTACGTCAAAATTACCCAGAAGATTTTAACGATTATATTGAAAGTTCGGAATACCTTGCTTTGATTGACATGATTGCTTTCCTTGGTCAAAACATTGCTTTCCGTACAGATTTAAATGCACGTGAAAACTTTCTAGAACTTGCAGAACGTAGAGAAAGTGTTCTCCGTCTTGCACGTACACTATCTTACAATCCAAAGCGTAATCAGTCAGCTAACGGATTACTTAAAATTGAAAGTGTTAGTACAACTGAAACTGTTAGAGATAGTAATGGAATTAATCTAGAAAACCAAACAATAATATGGAATGATCCTAGTAATGCAAATTGGCAAGAACAATTCACAAAAATTTTAAATGCATCATTACCGGTTAATAACCCTATTGGTAGACCAGTTAAAAAAGATACAGTAAATAATATCCCAACAGAGCAATACAGATTTAGTAGTACTAATACAGGAGTACCGGTTTTTGGATTTAATAAAAGTATAAGCGGAAGTACTAGTAGATTTGAAATTGTAAGTACTGATGTAAACAATGGAGCAATTGAAGAAGAAGCTCCGTATCCAGGAAATAACTTTGCATTTTTATATCGCAATGATGGCAAAGGTCCTAGTAGCACCAATAGCGGATATTTTTGTCATTTCAGACAAGGTGCATTAGATAGTGGATCCTTCATTGTTGATGCACCAAGTTCTAATCAGGTTGTTTCAATTGATGCAACTAATGTTAACAATTCAGATGTTTGGTTATATTCAGTAGATGATTTTGGACTAGAACAAGAACTATGGACAAAAGTTCAAGCAGTTGAAGGCAACAATGTAGTTTATAATAGTCTAAGTAAAAGTATCAGAAATATTTTCAGTGTGTTAACAAGAGCGAATGATAGAATTAGTTTAATATTTTCGGATGGAACTTTCGGCAATTTACCGCAGGGAAATTTTAAAGTATATTATCGAACTGGTAAAAATCAAAGATTAGTAATTGATCCAAAAGACATGCGTGGTATTAGTATACAAATTCCATATGTAAGCAAATCAGGAAAAAGCGAAAGTCTTTCATTAGTATTCCAATTAAAGTATACAGTAGACAATGCGAGTATTAGTGAAACAAATGCAAGTATTAAGCGTAATGCTCCATCTAGTTACTACACACAAAACAGAATGGTAACAGCAGAAGATTACCAGATTGCTCCTCTTACTTCAAGCCAAGAAATTATTAAAGTAAAAAGTGTTAATAGGACATCAAGCGGAATAAGCAGATATCTAGATCTTGTAGACGCAACGGGTAGATATAGTAAAACAAATTTATTTGCTGTAGACGGAATTTTAACAAGAGAACTTATTGATACAAAAGTTGGATTTGATTTTGTTACTAAAACAGATATCGAAGGTGCAATAGCAAATGTTATACAACCAGTTTTAGAAAACAGAAAAATTAAAAATTATTACCTTACTAATTTTCCAAAAATATTAGTAGGTGATTTGGGCTTAGTATGGAATAGTAGCACAGTTGACTCAAATCAAAATACTGGTTATTTTACAAATGCTGCAGGTACTAGACAGCAATTAGGTACTTTTACAGCTAGTACATTAAAATTAATGCGAGCAGGAACACTACTTAAATTTATTGCTCCGACAGGCAAGCATTTTATGAAGACTGATAATAATAAAATAATGGAAGGCGCAGCCGACCATCCAGGATCAGTTGATTACCTATGGGCAAAGATTGTAAGCACTGAAGGTAACGGAACAGTAGTTGCAGATGATGGTACAGGACCAGTTTTAATAAATGACATAATTCCACAAGGCGCAAAACTTACTCAAATTATTCCTAGAATTGCTAATGATATACAAGCATCAGTTCAAACACAACTTGTTGATCAAATTTTTGCTTATAGAACTTTTGGTTTAAGATTTGATATAAATTTAGGAGAATGGAGATTAGTATCTTCTACTAATTTAGATAGTGCAAGTGCATTTAGTATTGGTAAAGCAGGAGATAACACTAATCAGCAATTAGATGCAAGTTGGTTATTATTGTTTGAAACTAACGGTGAAACGTATACTGTTACATACAGAGGTTCTAGATACTTGTTTGAAAGCGATGAAGAAGTTAGATTCTATTTTGATAATAGTGATAAAGTTTATAATAATAGAACTGGTAAAATTATCAAAGATAAAATTAGTATGCTAAGTATTAACCAAAAAGATCCAACATCAAATCCAGTGCCTTACACAGTTGACTATGATTGGGAAATTGTAGAAGATTATAGAGATACAGAAGGTTATGTAAACAGTAAAAAAGTCCAAGTTAGTTTCTTTGATGCTGACGATGACGGAGTTGTTGATGATCCAGATTTATTTGATGTTATTGTTAATGAGACAAATAATCCTTTAGAAAAGTATATATTTTCTGAAAAAGTTACAAGCATTGATGGCGTTGAAGAATGGTTCTATAAACCAAACAGTGTATTAAATGTTGTTGTTCTTCAAAATAAAGCAAGTTTAGGATCTACTACATTATACGCAGATAACCAAATATTTTATTATGTAGATGAAAATATTTTTGAAATACTTGATAAGACTACAAGTAACTTAAATATTTCACAAAAATATAGAGCACAAATTGGTCGAGATAATATAAAATTTCATTATGTGCATGCTGCTGACGAAAGCACACGTATAGATCCTAGTGTGAGTAATATTATCGATTCTTATTTACTAACAAGATCATATGATAATAGTTTTAGACAATATTTAGATGGTATTACAAATACTAAACCGTTAGCACCTAGTAGTGACAGTTTATTTTTAAATTATGGCGCAAACTTAAATAACATTAAATCGTTAAGTGATGAAATTATATATCATCCAGTAAAGTATAAAATTTTATTTGGAACAAAGGCTGATGCTGAATTCCAAGCAGATTTTAAAATTGTAAAAAATCCTGATATTGTTATAAACGACAACGAAATAAAATCAAGAGTAATAAGTGCAATAAATGAATTTTTTGCTTTAGACAACTGGGACTTTGGCGAAACTTTTTATTTTACAGAACTAACAGCATATGTAATGCAACAACTTGCACCGAATATTGTTACTTTTGTAATTGTACCAAAACAAATAGATCAAACTTTTGGAAGTCTTTTTGAAATAAAATCAGAATCGGATGAAATATTCATTAGTGGAGCAACAGTAACTGATGTGGCAATAATCGATAATGTTACAGCTACACGCCTTAAAGCAGAAGGCGCAATTACTACAACAGCAACTACTACAGGTAATATTGGAATAACAAGTACTAATTTAAACACAGGTACTAGTAGTTCAAGTGGATCTAGCAGTTCAAGTGGATCTAGCAGTTCAAGCGGCTCAGGCAGCTCAGGCAGTGGCGGAGGAGGCTACTAATGGCATATAACAACGATCAATCAGACCAACCGTTGCCAGGAGGTAATGAAAATCGTAAAAGACAAAGTGCAAGCCATTTACCAAGATATTATCGAACCCCTGCTAATAAAAAGTTTTTAGCAAGCACAATGGACCAGCTTATACAGCCTGGTGTAGTTGAAAAGTTAAATGGATATGTTGGACGTAAAACAGCAAAGGCTTTTTCTTCTACTGATAATTATGTATCTGATGTAAGTGCTGACAGAGAAAATTACCAATTAGAACCAGCTAGTATTGTAAAAGACAATTTAGGCAATGTAACATTTTATAAAGATTATAATGATTATGTTAATCAGCTTGATAGTTTTAACAAAGGTACTAACGATCATAGTATCCTAAACCAACAAGAATATTATGCATGGGATCCTCATGTAGATTGGGACAAACTTACTAATTTTAGAGAATACTATTGGTTGCCAAATGGTCCTCAAAGTTTTGGAGTACCAGGAAACACTATAGATGTAGAAAGTACATACACTGTACGTATAGGTGATAATGTAGATAACAATACATATGTTTTTAGTCCTGATGGATTAACTAATAATCCTACTATTACATTATATAGAGGAATTACTTATAAGTTTGATATAGATACACCAAATTTACCGTTTACAATTAAAACTAAAAAGACTCTTGACGAAGGGTATGATTTAGATAGTTCAAGTATAATTGTTTTAGAAGGTGTAAGTGTTCAAGGATTAGAAAAAGGCGTAAGCACACTACAACTTGGAACAGACACACCAGATATACTTTATTATATGGCATCTAACGATTTACAAGCAAGCGGAACTATTGTTGTTAAAGACATTAGTGAAGCAACATTTATTGATGTTGAAAAAGAAATACTTGGAAAGAAAACTTATAAAGCAAGTAATGGTGCTGTGTTATCAAACGGAATGAAAATATTTTTTACCGGCGAAGTTGAACCAGCTTCTTATGCAGAAGGTGCATTTTATGTAGAGGGTGTTGGCGATAAAATTAAACTTGTATCCGAAACTAATCTTAATGTTCCAACAGATTTTACAGACGATGTTGAAATAGCATTTGATGCTAACGGATTTGACAGATTGCCGTTTGGTAAAGCAATTGGTTTTCCAACTAAGAAAGATTATTTGGTTATTAACCGTTCAGCAAAAGACGGAAATCTTTGGGCAAGATATAATAGATGGTTTCATAAAAGTGTAATTGAAACTAGTGCAGCACAAAACAATCAACCTTCTGATTTAGATCAACTACAACGTGCAAAAAGACCAATTATTGAATTTGAAGCAGATATTAAATTACATAATTTTGGTACAAAAATTAAAAAAGATGTTGACCTAATTGATAATTTTACCACAGATGTTTTTAGTACTATTGAAGGCGGAATAGGATACAACATTGACGGAATTGATATTGTTAAAGGTATGCGTATTCTTTTTACAGCAGATACAGATATACTTGTAAAAGGTAGAATATTCGAAGTTGACATTATTAAGTTTGCTGGCGGAGAGTCAACAAATAATCAAATTACACTTAAAGAAGTATCAGATAGTATTCCTCAAGAAAACGAAACAGTACTTGCACTAAATGGTAATACATTTAAAGGTAAAATGCTGTATTTCCAAAACGGAACGTGGCAAGAAACACAGCAAAAGACAAATACTAATCAACCGCCATTATTTGATATTTTTGACAGTAACGGAAAAAGTTATTCAGATACCAGTACATACGAAGCATCAACATTTAGCGGTAATAAATTGTTTAGTTATAAACAAGGAACAGGACCATCAGATACTGAATTAGGATTTCCTTTAAGTTATCGTAGTATTTCTAATGTAGGAGATATTGTGTTTAATTACGATATTCTTCAAGATACTATGACGTATACTAACGAAAATAATATTTTTAAAGTTAATACAGACGTTGGATTTTTAAGAAAGTATAGTGATCTAAATGTATTTGAAACAGTAACTGGTTGGAAAAAAGTTACAACACTAACTGAGCAACCTGTTATTAGACAGTATGTTTTTGATAACACAACAACTGGATTTGAAATTGACGTATATAACAACAGCGGATTCTTAAACGATTTATGGGTGAGAGTATATCTTAATAATAAATTACAATTTGAAAATGTTGATTATACTATTACAACTAATAATCAAAACAATGCACAAATAAATTTTAATAACACACTTGTACTTAATGATGACATAGTTATTAAAACTAAATCTAAAACTTTAAAAAATGATAATGGATTTTATGAAATACCAACATCATTAGAAAGAAATCCTAAGAATGAAAATCTTAAAGAATTTACACTAGGAGAAGTTAATGATCATGTTAGTACTATTGTTGAAAATTTAGATAATTTTGCTGGTGTGTTTCCTGGAACAGGTAATCTAAGAGATCTTAGTAACTTATCAGATCTAGGAAGAAGATTTTTACAGCACAGTGCTCCTATGAATTTATCTCTTTATCATATAACTGATAAAGATAGTAATATTATAAAATCGTTAGATTATGCAAGAACTGAATATAACAGATTTAAAAGAGAATTTTTACAAGTTGCATTAAATTCTGAGTTTCAAGGCTCAACTAAAGATCATGTAGATAGTATATTACAAACTATCAATAGTGTAAAAAGTAAAGAAATGCCGTTTTATTTTAGTGATATGGTACCAACTGGCGCTGTCAAAAAACTATCATATACTATATTAGATGCTGACGAGACATTTTTTGCTTTAAGTGAAGTGTTTGATAATAATACATTATCGAAAAAAGCCGTTAGTGTTTACAAAAATAACATTCAATTAGTATATAACAAAGATTATACATTTAACAGTGATGGATTTGCTGTTGTAACAGCAACAAAGGCACAAGATGATGTAATAGACATTTTTGAATACGAAACTACTAACGGAAGTTATGTGCCACCAACACCTACTAAATTAGGACTGTATCCTGCGTACGAACCAATGTTATATAGTGATGATACATACCTAACAACAACATCATTTATTCAAGGACATGATGGTAGTAGGTTTGTTGCTTTTAATGATTATAGAGATGATTTATTATTAGAATTAGAAAAACGAATTTTTAATAATATTAAAATAAAATATGACCCAACACTTTTAGATATAAATGATTTAGTTCCAGGTGAATATAGACAAACCGGAATGTCGTTTAGTGAAATTAATAAGTCAATGTTAAGTAACTTCTTGTCTTGGAGTAAGTTTATAGATACAGATTATACTTTACATAACTTTTTTGAAAGAACAAATACATTTACATTTAATTATAGTAAATCTAATTCACCAAGCGGAAGTACTTTACCAGGATTTTGGAGACAAATTTATAAAAGAGCATTTGATACAGACCGTCCGCATACTCATCCTTGGGAAATGCTAGGACTTACAATAAAGCCTAGTTGGTGGGACACACAATATGGTCCAGCACCATATACTAAAGATAACTTATTAATGTGGACTGACTTACAAGATGGTATTCTAAGGCAGCCGGGTGTAAAATATAAAATTTTAAACAAATACGTAAGACCAAATTTGTTAGCAAATATACCATCAGATGCAAACGGAAACCTTTTACCTCCTTTAAGTATTGGATGGATTAGTAATTACCAACCTGACTCAATATCTAATAGTTTTGTATTTGGAGACGGCGCACCGGTAGAGTCTGCGTGGAGAAACAGTTCTGATTATGCATTTAGTTTAATCAAAGCATTTATAATTAATAAGCCTAGTTTAATATTTTCTACAGGATTTGATAGATTTAATCAAATACGTAATAGTGCAGGCGCTATTGTATATAAACCTACTAATAAAAGAATCACTTTAAAAGACTTAGTATTTCCAAGTGTAGCATCAGATGCTACTCAAACTTTTACAAGCGGGCTAATAAATTACATAGCTTCTTATATGGCCGGAGATGTCTTAAAGAATTATGCAAAGTATAAAGAAAATATTACTAGTATAGACAATCAAATTGGTTTTAAATTAGCGGGATTTACTGACATAGAAAAGTTTAAATTAATACTTGATAGTAGAACTCCAACCAATGAAGGTAATGTATTTGTACCAGATGAAAATTATCAAATATTTTTAAATACAAGCTCACCTGTAAAAACTGTAGAATATAGTGGTGTAATTATTGAACGCAGAACAGACGGATATGTAATTAAAGGGTATAGTCCTAATAATACCATATTTAAATATTTTAGTGCAGTATCTAAACAAAACGATCCAAGTATTAATATTGGCGGAATAAGTGAAGACTATGTTGAATGGGATAGTAATAAAACATATGTTGCAGGTCAAAATGTTGAATACCAAGGTTCTTACTATAGAACAAAAACACAACACCAAAGCACACAACTATTTGATGAAACACAGTTTGCTAAATTAGCTGCTTTGCCATTAAAAGGCGGAAGAGAAGCTTTTATTAGAAAACAATTTACAAATAATATAATTAATGAAATGCCTTATGGTACGTTACTAACTGGAATACAGGATGTTGTAGACTTTTTATTAGGATACGGAGAATATTTAAAAAGTGAAGGATTTGTTTTTGATTATTTCCAAGGAGATAGCAAAGTGGTTCTTGACTGGAGGCATTGTGTAAACGAATTTTTATTCTGGACTACACAAAATTGGGCTGCTGGCAGTGTTATTACACTTAGTCCTGGAGCCGAACAAATTAAAATAAACACTAATTATTCAATGGTTGATAATATATTTGACGGATTTTACGGCTATGGATTATTAAAAGCAGATGGACAAAAACTTGTAGAAGATTTTGCAAATCTTGGAAGATCGCCTAATGAATTTAGCATAGGTCCAAAAAATACAGCAGATGGAATTTATTTTATATCGTTGCCCTTAGTACAAAAAGAACATGTAGTTATTATTGATAACGCAACAGTTTTTGGCGATGTAATATTTGATCAGCAACCTGGATATAGACAAGAAAGAATTAAAATACTAGGTTATAGAACAACAGACTGGGACGGAAGTTTAAATATTCCTGGTTTTATATTTGACGAACCTAATATTGTAGAATGGGAGCAATGGCAAGATTATAATATTGGTGCTGTTGTTAAAAATAAAGAATTTTATTATAGTGCTCCTAAGAAAGTACCCGGATCTCAAACCTTTGATGCAACGAATTGGAATGTACTTTCTGAAAAACCAGAAGGCGGCCTTTATGCAAACTTTGAATATAAAACAAATCAATTTGCTGATTTTTATGATTTAGATTCAGACAACTTTGATGTTGAACAGCAAAAAATGGCACAGCATTTAATTGGTTATCAAAAACGCCAATATTTACAAAACATTGTAAACGATGATGTAAGTCAATACAAATTCTATCAAGGATTTATTCAAGACAAAGGTTCTAAGAATGCTCTTACTAAATTGTTTGATGCACTTGCAAGTGACGACAAGGATAGTTTAGAGTTTTACGAAGAATGGGCTATTAAAGATGGCCAATACGGAGCCAGCGAAGGCTTTGACGATGTTATTTTTAGACTAGACGAAGGAAAGTTTAGACTAGTGCCGCAGCCTATAGAACTAGTAAATTCAACTACAGGTAGAGAAACCGATTTAATTTATAGAATTAAACCATATGAAGTTTACCAAAAATCTAAAAATTACAATCATAAACCATTGCCTGCAAAATATGTTTTTGACAGTTACACAAAAAATGCAGGATATGTAAATCAACAAGATGTTAGAGGAATAGTAACTAACTACGAAAACATACTTGACTTTAATTTTGCTGATATTGCAAAAAATGCATATATTTGGGTTGGAAATCAAGATAAAGACTGGACAGTATATAAACATATTGACACTCCTTATGTAATAAACCAAATTGGAAAGGGTGAAGCAACATTTGACATTACAGTAGACATAAATGTTAAAGATTTTGTAAAAGGTGATATCATCGGTATTAATGCTATACATAATGATAGTACAAGTCTTAACCTTGACGGATTTTATAAAATTGATAGTATAAACAACAATGTTATAACTGTAGAAACTAACTCTCCAAAAACTACTGAAGATAGTGACCTAGTTGGCAATATAACGGTATTTTTAAAAGTTAGAGCAACAAATGTTGTTGAAGCAAACAAAATTGTACAAAAAAATCTACACGGTGAAGATTTACTATGGATTGATTCAATAACTGACGATAATGAATGGGCAGTATATAAGAATACTAATTCATTTATTGATCATCAGCGTATTAATAATCCAGTATCTAATGCATCTGGAAATATTGAATCTATTACTTTAGATGTTGCTAGTACTACTATTTTTAATCAAGGATTTCATAAATTATCAAAATATGATAGAATAACGTTTAGTGATATACAAGGTACTGTAGAACTTAATAGTACTTCAAAATATGTTGGCGGAACTATTACATCATCATCATTCCAGTTATATGATGATCCTGACTTAACTATACCAACAAACTCGTCTAGTTTTACAGCACATACTTTCCGTACTGGTAAGTGGATAAACAATGGATCAAATTTTGGAACATCAATAGCTGTTGACGATAGAAATACTACATTATTAGTAAGTACACCAGATGACGCTGACGGAAAGGTTTATGTATATAATAGACCAACTAATGCATTGACATATATATTAACACAAACTATTGAACCTTTTAAGTTTGGTAACGATAGACAGCGTTTTGGAGCAGGCCTAGCAATAAGTCCAGACGGTGAATATGTTGTAGTCGGTTCGCCTAATGCTTCAAATGTAAAAACAAAATATTCAGGAGCATTTCAATCAGCTGTTGATTATCCTAAAAATAGTATAGTTGGAAAAGATCAAGGGTTATGGCGTGCCAAAATTGATATTGAAGGCGAAGAAGATAATATTGTATTCAATAGTTTTAGTTCGGTTGTTGAAAATATTGAAGCTGCAGGTTTGCAAAATAATAGCACAGATTTTATTCCAACATTGCTTGTTGGGGATTATGCAATTGATCCTAATAATAACTTACTTGCATTTAATGGTTTACCAACAAGCCATATACTTGTTCGAGCACCGTTTTCGTTGTATGAAGGTAGTGGAATAAACGATCAGGTAAGATTGCAATGGAATTCAGTAACATACGGAAACCAAGACTTATCAGCTTTAGCATCGAGGGCACCTTTTAACGGAAGTCATGCAGTAATCACAGATACATTTTTAAGTCAAGAACATACAATACAAAAGAAAATTGACGAAGTTTTATATGTTAATAGTAGTACAACCGCTGTTGATATAGGAGATGTTTTACAAACACCGGTTGCTACTGGTACAGTTGAATATACTAAATTAGTAGGCGCTGAAATACTAATATATCTAAGAGATGTAAACGGTTCATTTAATACTAGCGATAGTTTATTTAGAGACGATGGCGACTTTATCGGCGAATATGTTAAACAAGGACCAGTAGACCCTGTCAACACTTCAACAGTTTGGGGTGGATATTGGTGGATTGACACACCTGTGTATACACCAACTTCGTCTACAACAAATATTGACAAGGGCGCCGGATTAGTTTACTGGGATCTAATATCAGATAGTACTCCAACTGGTAGATACTATTATTCGAGTTTGGATTATTTAACAACTGATATTAGTAGTCAAAATACTTTTACTGGTTATATAAGAACGTTAACATATAGAGGGCTACCTGGAGCAGGTGGAAGTAATTCTACTTTCTCAAGTAACTTATATGTAATGCGAGCTCCTAAAGCACTCAGTGATACTATATCTCCAGGTGATCCAGTTAGTGTTTATGTTAACCAATTACCGCAATACACAACCGGTGACTTCAAAGATCTAACTACAATAGGATTAAGTTCTACAGTTACAAACACAACAAGAAACGTTTATGACGTATGGGACGGATACATTAATTTAGACTTTACTAAAACAGATGCATCAGATAATCCTTTTGAGCCAAGAGTAGGTGATACAGTTCGTGATTTAACAACTGGAGCAACAGCTGAAGTAACATTTTATCAAAGAAACAGTTTAAATGCCACTATATTTGTAAAAAATTTAGTAGGTACATTTAGTGTTGGCGACGACTATGGACAAAATGCAGAAATAGAATACTTGGCTACACCAGGTGATCCTGATGTAAATTATCAAACCGATCGTGTAATGGGCGAAATACAATTTACATCATTAGGGTATACACCTTCTGGAATAGGTAAAATGCTAGTGTTTGATAGCGGAAATCCTATTACATTAAGTGCAGAAGATAATATTAATGAAGTTGAATATTGGATGTATACTGAAGGAAATGTTTTAGGTATTCCTAGATTACCAAATCCACCAAGTAGTATAAACAACGATTGGGAACAAGTTTATAGAATTCCGGCAGAATCAACAGGAACACCAAGTGGATTTACTAACCAAGGACTATACACAGTATACAGTAGATCTGCTCCGGGCAGATATGATGAAATTGGTACATATACTGTTCCTGAACAACAGTCGAACTTTAAACTTGGTAGCAATATTAAAATTGCAAAAACTAGTAACGGCTTGTATAGAACAATGGTGCATGCCGAAGGCACACAGACACAATCTTCACCAGGTAGAATCTATTTTATTAAGACTGGCATTGAAAATGGTATTACATATACATGGGAATATGCGAAAAACAAAAAGTACAAAGGTGTCTTTAACGAAAGTATAAGTTATTTTACTAACGATATTGTTTACAGAGAAAATCCTGCGGTGAGCGGAACAGGAGTATTATATGTAGCAAAAACTAATTTAGCACCAGGCACATTTAATACAACTGACTGGACAAGTACAGATGATTTAATTGACTATGTTGGATTTATACCAAACTCTTCAGGCACTAGTGTTATTAACGACAGTACTGACGGAAGCACAGTTCTTGATCAAGGGTTACTTTCGACCTTCGGAAGTGAATTTGATATTAATAAAAACGGTGATGTACTAATTGCTAATGCATTATACGATAATGATAAAACTAATCAAGTTGTTGTATATCGGCAAAATAATGGCTTTTGGGAAAGAGGCCAAGAAATACAAGCACCAGATAAAACTAGCGGCTTTGGAAAGGCAATAGCAATATCAGATGATGGTATGTATATAGCAATTTCAGAACCATTTAATGATGATTACAATGCCGATCAAGGTAAAGTTTCGATTTATCATCAAGTTAATGGTGTGTTTACATTCTTACAAGATTTACAAAGTCCTAACAATGAACGTGCTGAAAGATTTGGTTGGGAGTTGCAATATGACGGAAATAAGTTATTTGTAACTTCGAGAAATGCTGATTCAACTGAAACAACTACATTTGATTCTAATACCACTAGATTTGATAATTCTTTTACAGAAATAGTTGAAGAAAGAAAAGATGTTGGCGTAGTATTTGTATACGAAAAAACTCCAACAGGTATGTTGTTTGCACAAACTATTCAAATTCCAGATTCGGATGTTAATACGTTTGGCAGAAACATACTAGCAAAACTTAATCATTTTTATACAGGATTAGAAACTAAAGTTGATGAAAATTCTCAAGGCCAAGTAGTTGATTTTAGAATAGATCAAGATGTTAAGATGTGGGAAACATATAGGTCTTCAAACAAAACAGTTGATGTAGAAAAAATTAAAAAAATATTTTTATATAACATTAAAGAAAACGAATTACTTACATATCTTGATTACATAGATCCAATACAAGGCAAAGTAGCAGGACCTGCGGAGCAAGAACTTACATATAAAACATATTTTGATCCTGCAGTTTATACTACTTCTAGTAGTATTAGTGCAATACAAGATCAAACATCTGCTTGGGGACCAAAACAAGTCGGCGAAGTTTGGTGGAACT